ACTCAATACTGTGAACTAGAGCAAGAAATTTCGAATTACCATCTCAACAACATTCTCAATGGTCTCGCTCCTAGTATGCTTATAAATATGAACAACGGAACCCCAGATCCTGAACAAAGAGAATTAATTGAGCAAAGAATATATCAGAAATTTTCGGGGAGTAGCAATGCTGGGAAGTTTATACTCGCTTTTAATGATGATCCTTCTACAGCAGCCACTATTGATCCTATTCAATTAAGTGATGCTCACAATCAATATCAGTTTTTGAGTGATGAAAGTTCTAAAAAAATTATGGTTGCTCACAGGGTTGTATCTCCTATGTTATTAGGAGTAAAAGATAATACAGGATTTGGTAGTAATGCTGATGAATTAAAAACAGCTAGTATCTTAATGGATAATATGGTAATTAGACCTTTTCAGACACTTTTAATCAATGCCTTTGACCAAATACTAGCTTACAACAATATCTCTCTGCATTTGTACTTTAAAACGCTTCAGCCACTTGAATTTACTGACTTAACTAATGTAACTGACCAAGAAACGAGAGAAGAAGAAACAGGAGTTAAATTAAAGAAGATAGATGGGCAAGAAGTTTATAAAACCAAAGAAGAAGCTATTGAAAAAGCTAAAGAGTTAGGATGCGAGGGGTATCACGAACATAAAGAAAATGGAATGACTTGGTTTATGCCTTGCAAAGATCATAAAGAGGCTACAAACCTATCAAAAGATTTAGAAAAGTTTGTTGATACAGAGGTTGCTGATGCTTTAATAGATTTAGGCGAAAATGAAGAAGATTTACTAAAAGAATTTGAAATTGTAGATGAAAGAGAGGTAAATTATGAGTTTGATGATGAATTAGATGAGGTTATTGATTTAGGAAATAAAACAAAATTAGCTAGTACAGGAAGTGCAAAACCATATAGAGATAGTAGTCAAGATGGTACTTCTAAACAAGAAAAGTATGAAGGATATGAATTTTTAGTAAGATATATGTATAATCCTGCTAGAGTTCAATCCAATTCAAGGGAATTTTGTAGAAAAATGGTTTCAGCTAAAAAAGTTTATCGTAAAGAGGATATAGAAGCTATGACAGATAAAGTAGTCAATGCAGGATTTGGAAAAGGAGGCTCAAGCAAATATTCAATATGGTTATGGAAAGGGGGAGCGAGATGCAAGCACAGATGGTATCGTAAAACATATATGAGAAAAGATGGAGCAAAAAGTTTAGGAGAAAACATATCATCAACAGAAGCAAAGAGCAGAGGGTTTACTCCAAAAGGAAGAAAAAATGCTAAAAGAGTATCAGTAGCTCCTCACGATATGAAATATGAGGGCTATACCGCTGCATATTGGAAAAAAATGGGTTTTAAATATTAATTATGGCAACAGTATTATTTATAACAAGAACGGATTTAGTAAAAAACTCTATCATTGATGGGAATGTAGATACTGATAAATTTATACAATTTATTAAGATCGCTCAAGAAATCGAAATACAAAATTATCTAGGAACGAAGTTATATGATAAGATAGGGGTTGATATTGCAGCAGGAGCATTAGCAGGGAATTATCTAACATTGGTTAACGAATATGTACAGCCAATGCTAATCTGGTACGCTCAAGCAGAATATATTCCTTATGCTGCATATCAGATTAAAAATGGAGGAGTATTTAAGCATACAAGCGAAAATGCTGAAACAGTAAACAAAACAGAGGTAGATTTTCTAGTTCAAAAGGCTAGAAATACTGCTGAATATTATACTCAAAGATTTTTAGACTACATTAATAACAATAGTAGTTTATTTCCAGAGTATAATACGAATACAGGAGGCGATGTATATCCTTCAAATGATGCAACTTTTAATGGTTGGGTTCTGTGATATACAAACCAAAAAATAAAAATATAGTTAAACTTAAAAAGTTTTTAAATATGAATTGGGTACAAACAAATACAGGCAATTTGACTGTAGAATATAAAGCAAATAAGTAATGGCTTGGGGAAAAATATATGACTCTACGTGGTGGGGCGATGGTGTTTGTGATAATACAATAGGCTGGGGTGAAATATATAAAGCTCTAGTAGATTGTACACCTACTCCTCTTTTTGAGATATTAGCAGAGAATGGTGATTTCTTAATAACAGAAAGCGCTACCCTAACATATATAGTAACAGAATAAAAAAATAAAATAAAAGAAAATGGCAAATAAAAAGTTTTCAGATTTTACATTAAAAACCGATTCAGCTAATGTAGATTTCGTAGTAGGATATGATGGATCGGATAATGTAAGAATAGCACCAAGTAATTTAGGTGGTGGAGCGACTGATTTAAATGGTTTAACAGACTGCTTAATAGATGGCACATCAAGTTATTTAGTAGAAGTACCAAGTGGATTATCAGGGAATCCAGTAGATAATACAGTAATTGGAAATGATGCTGGGGCAGGTTTAACAACAGGATTTGGTAATACTTATATTGGATTTGAAGCTGCAAAACTTATAACAGATTCTGATAATATGGTTATTATAGGGAGACAAGCAGGAAATGCTAGTTCTTCAGGGTCAGACAGAACAGTAGCTATAGGTTATGATGCTCACGGAAGCTCAATGGCTGCTGATAATGTTGCAGTAGGTTATGCTGCCTTACAATTTAGTGGAGCAGCATTTAATGTAGCAATTGGTAGTTCAGCAGGTTTATTTAATTCAGGGGCAAACGCAATTTCTATAGGTTACAATGCTAACAGAAGTAATACTGCATCTGAAACAGTATCTATAGGATATGAAGCAGGTTACTCAAATTCTTCAGGTACTTATAATATAGGTATTGGATATAAAGCAAATTACTCTAAAACAACTAATGGTCAAAATATTGGTTTAGGATATGAGGCAGGAACAAGCAATACAGGTGCAGGTAATGTTGCAATAGGGTTTAGAAGTGGTTATGGAACAGGAGCAGGTTCTTCAACTATAACGATTGGCTCTTTTGCAGGTTCAAGGAATAGTCTAGGTTCAGGTAATGTAGTTTTAGGGCATCAATCTTATGATGGCTCTGGTGCAGGAGATTACAATACCATAATTGGTTATGAGGCAGGAAGAACTCTAACAACAGGAGAAAACAATGTACTAATAGGCAAAGGAGCTACTCCTTCTGCTGTAGATGTTGATAATGAAGTAAATCTTTATAATGGTTCTGTAGTTGCTAGATTTCAAGGTGCAGCTTCTGCTTGGTCTTTTGTTTCTGATGCTAGAGATAAAAAAGATATTGAAGATTTAGAATTAGGTCTTGACTTTATAGATAAATTAAAACCTAGAAAATTCAAATGGGATTTGAGAGATTCTGAAGTAGATAAAAACAAAGAATCATCTGGTTTTATAGCTCAAGAAATAAAAGAAGTTCTTGATGAAATAAATGCAGATTATACAGGGATAGTTGATACAAATAATCCTGAACAATATACTGTTTCACAAGCTAATATTATACCAATGTTAGTTAAAGCAATACAAGAATTAAGAGAAGAAGTAAGAAATTGCAAAAATTGTAATAATTAATAAATTAAAATAAAATGTATAAAAACGGAATAACATCAGAAAATACACCTGATTCGCATAAAGCAGTTATTACAAATCAAATTGATGGTCAAATAGCACAAGCTGAAGCAAATGATAATTTAGAAAATATTAAAACTCATTTTAAATGGGTATTAGCTAATGATTTTTACAAAAACGAATTAACAGCAGAACAGATTACTAAAATGGAGGGATTTTTACCTGCAAATTATGCTGATGATTACGAGGATATACCCTCTTAATTTTCATATATTTGCTCATTATTAACCTTAAATTTTAAAAATGAAAATTACTGAAGATCAAGTACAAAGAGTAAATCAAGTTATTAATACTTTGCCTATTGCTTTTTTAAAACAAGCACAAGATATTGTCAAGATTTTAAATGAAAGTAAAGAGGACAAAAAACCAAAAAAAGATGAAGTATAATTTTAAAACAAGAGAGGAATTGCTTGAGATGTTTAACAGCATCTCTACTCCTCACTCTCACAATATTCAATTAGATGGGAATTGTGCAGAGATAAAATGGGATGGTCAAGCTCCAGAAGGTTGGTCAGAATTTGAAGAAAAAAAATCTAAAAAAGATGGCAAATCTAAATCCTGAAAGTAAATTTAGTTTATCTCTAAAAGAAGTTGTAGGAGCTGTAATAGGTTTATCTAGCTTGTTTGGTATTTATTTTACTATGCAAGGCAGTATTGCTAATGCTCAAGAATCGATTGAAGATTTAAAAATAAATTCAGTTCAAAAAGTTGAATTTTCTTTTAAGGATGAATTGATTAGAAATTCGATAGAAAAATCTCAACTCCAAATAGATAATATTGAGGAAAATGTAGAGGAGATTAAAGATGGGTTAAAAAAATTAGATGAAAGAATTTATGAACTAACTAAATAATAATGAGATGTGTAACGGCATTTGTCCTTTTTGTAACGGTTGCGATTAACGCACAAGTTAAAGATGATATTAGTGTAGTACAGTTTAGTGCAGAGTTTGTTAAATCAAGCGAAATCTCATTAAATGCTTTTAAGAATTATAATACTCAAACATTATATCTATCAAAAAATCAAAAAATATTTCAAAAAGAAAAAATTGCATCTTTACCTACAGTTATATTATACAATGATGGCGAAGAAGTATTAAAAATTGATGGTGGTATTTCAATGAAACTACCTGAAAATAGTATAGAGCAAATAAACGAACATATTAACAAAATATTAGAAACAAGATTTTAAATTATGGCACGAAGAAAAAAAGTTAAACAATCAAAAGCAAAACAAGTATGGCAATCAATAAAAGACTATTTCAAAAATTGTTGGGATTCTGTTTGTTCTTATTTTTAGTAACAGTACAGGCACAAACAAACGAATTACCAGAAGATAAAACAAAAGAACTAAAAAAAGGATTTAAAACAAAAAAATTCTTTAATAGCATCTTTAAGTACAGCACTTTCTATGCTGCTTATTCAGAAAACAATAGTATTCAGGATAATCAGAGTTTTTATGTAACTCAAGATAATGAGTTAATTGAAACAACTCGTAGAGTACCTGCTGACCAGACAATAACTTATGGATGGAGAAAACTAGCTAATTTTCAATATGAAGATAGAAATAGATTTTATATAGGAGATGAAAATAATGCCTCCACTAAAAGTAATATAGGAAATGTAAAAGGACTAGAATACTTGTTTCAATATTCAAAAGGCAGACAACAAGGGGATGAATTTGAAAACCAAGAAGCGTTTATCAGATACCTAGCTAAATGGTGGCTTATAAAAGGAGAATATAAAAAGAATGAACTTGTTGATCTTAACTATAAAAGTGCTGAAGCTAGAGTAAGATTCCAAATAGGTAAAAAACTATCTTTAAGTTTAGGATTAGCGTATAGGACTTATGATAAGGCTTACGGACATAATCCAATACAATTATATCTGGAGGATAACGCTTGGTGGTCTTTAGCCTACGATTTTGCAGGGCATACAGATTTATTATATCAAATGATTGACCCATTTACTGGAGAGGGTATGGGTTATGATTATCAATGGTTTGATGCTAATGGAGAACTCCTATCAGCTTCAGATGCTGACTATCGAAATGGTGTTTTTCAA